CCTCGACGGCCGTCAACGCAAGGATGAAATATGCCATCGAGTCAGGACCGCTGCGCATATCAGGTCTGCGGAATCCTGTGATCTCGTACATGATCGATGTCTCGTTGTCGTAGAGCCGCTGTCCAGTTGCCAAACTCGATCCGTCGACGGCATTAACATATGCGGTCAGACCTGTCGATGCTCGGATCGCACCGTTCAGCATCGACTCGTTCGGCGTTTGCGGCTGCAAGTACACCGTGATCAGTACATTCGACGCTGTATAGACTCGTGTATATGCACCACCTGCGTCGACGCTTTCTGCTCGTGTGTAGATTTCAAGCGACCTGCCGAATTGAGCAATGAGACTGTCAACGCTCATCGGATCTCTTTCCAACTCCCGATCATGTCCTCCATCATCGCCCTCGAGGAGTCCGCACTTGCCATCGAGTACGAGTAGTCGCCGAGCGACTCGCTCTGCAGCGACGAGTCCGACTTGCGGCTCAAGTACGCCGTGCCTGCGATGACCATGCACGCTTGATGTATATCGTCGGGAACGGCTGTATAGCCTGCGGAGTACTCGATCAGCGTCGATTGCAGCCCACTTGGGAATCGTGCGTTGTGTTGCCCCATCGTCGGGAATGCGTCCTGACGGATCGTGACGATCCCGAGATATGAGTCGTAGACAAACTCGCTTGAGACATTGACACCTGTGAGTACGACGGTCGCCATCTTGATGTCGCCACCGGCTCGAGGGTGCAGCTGTGCGCAGCGCATCGCAGTCGTGACCGTTGCGCTGTAGCCCGTGATCGCATTGATCGCAGCCACAAGCGATGTCGTGTCGGGATAAGTTGCGAATGTCAGCGTGCTGGTCGTCGTCGTGCCTGCGGTGGTCGTGCGTGTCAGCGTGACACCAGGTGCGAGCACGCCGTTTGCCACCGTGCCGAGCGGGTCGGTGTTGATCGAGACTGTTAGCCTGATATCGCTTGACACGGTCGATGCGATCACGAGCGCAGCCGTGAGTCCTGTGTATACGCCGACAACATTGTTGATCGGGTACTGCTTGACCCTGACTGATCGGACATCGTTTCCGCCGTACCACTCGAAGTAGTTGCGCACAAGGATCTGTCGTCCGATCCACCGTTCGATCTTCGCCGTTGCGTGATCGATGTAACCCTCGAGGATCGTGTTGTCGGTTGAAGCCGTGATCCCGAGGTGCGATTTGAGTTGAGCAAGAGTCGAGAGTGCGTATGTTCCTACTGCCATGTTTTATCCTATGCAGGCGGTGCAATTTCGGGCGGTTGATCCTGCGGACCGTTGCGCCATCCCTCACGGCTCTTGACATACCACGGCTTGCCTGATCGCAGATAGTTGTGCGTCGACTGGTGCAACGACTGCATCTTCGGACCAGGCCATGTTGCGACTGTCTCGATGTGACCGATGGAAACCTTCGGAGTCACGCCGATCTTCCAGTTCGCCTTCTGCGTTTGTTTCCAGAAGTGAATGTCGTCGTCGACCTTGTCGCCTTCCCAGTCGCCGCTTGCATTTGGCGTTGCAAGAAACCACGGCTTTGGCAACTTGCGCAGCGAGTCCATGCGAATCAGTGTGAGCCCAAAGTGCATCGACGAGACCTCGAACCAGTCCTGCTGCAGGTCTTGCGTGTTGATGCGTCGTGGTATCCAATTGGTCGAGGCAACGCAAAGCGGAGCGAGCCGCTCACGACCTGACTGCAGCGGAGCGAGCGCATCTAAATTGTCTCGAGTTGCGATCTCGACCATTGCGACCATATCTTTCCAGTCGAAGAGAGAATCGTAATCGATCGTCAGAGCCCACTTGATGCTCGTATCCTGTGCGTGCATCGAGAGGATGCGCTGCATGCCTTGCCCGTAGAACACGCCTGACGAGTTCGTGATCTCGATGCCGAGTGCGCTCGTAATTTTCTGACAGCAGAACATCGTGTCGGTCCATGTAAGCCTCGGCATCGTCATCACGCCACGAATGTCAGGATACTTTGGCGGATGCATCAACTCGCCAACTGCGTACGGCTTGCGACCTGCGAGGTTGAGCGAGATCGGGAGATCGCTGCAGTCGATCGGCTCGCTGTTTTTCCACGGCAGTATCTCCGTGATGCCAACCTGATTGAAAAGCGACCGCAGTTTCGGATCGTTCCACAAAGTGTGATGCTGATCGAACGAGTCGCTCTGTCCACCCATGATGTAGCCTTCCCACGGGAACGGCTTGCCGCTTTGATCCTCCTGATCACGGTCAAGCGCAGCGAGCCTGATGATCTCGTCGAAGTCAGGAACTGCGATGCGCAAGATTCCTCCTGGTTGCAATTTGTCAACCCAGTGCTGCACAACTTCGAGCAAGTACGGACGCTCGATGTGCTCAAGCACATGGCTCGCACGGATCTCCTCGATTGATCCATCTGCGAACGGCAAGAACTGCACATCGTTATTTGTAGACCAGTCCCACGGTGTGTATCCATCGATCCGAGTTGTGCCGCAACCTAGGTCTAGTTTCATGCAGAGCAACATACCACGACAAAAGACAACGGCTCGCACCCTTTCGAGTACGAGCCGTTGCTATTTGAAACTTGAGACCGAATCAGGACGGATTGACCAACTGTGTGCAGTTGGCTTTTGCCGCTGTGATCGGTGCTTCTGCAGCACGAGCAAGAATTGCAGTTGCGCCGACAAGCGATGTGTTTGTCGCTGGCGTGACTTTGCATCTGAAATATCGCTTCTTCCCACGAAGATCGATATTGAACACGGCAGGCTGTGCAGCCGCCTGACTTGTTCCACCGATGATTGAAGCCACGGTGTAATCAGTTCCCTGCACATAACCTGTGACGGTTGCGTAGGTGCTGTCATCGTCGGACTGCTCAATCGTGAAAGTTGTAATTGCATCTGATGCGTGCGTTGCACGAACAAGAACAATTTGCAACTCATCAAAACCCTTTGTGTCAATCGAAGAACCAGTTGCGGTTGCACTAGTTGCGAGCGATTGCGTTGCGATTGCAACGACATGTTTGAGACCTTGTAAATTCATAGCCATAGTATTTTCCTTCTTTCTTTTGCGGGCTTATGCGCCTGCCTTGAGTGTGACGATTGAACCTGCGTTTGATGTATCACCAACATTTGCGCAGACGAGATCCCAACGAGTTGTCGAGCGATATGCAAGCATGTCGGTCTCGAAACTTGTCAGAGCGGAGTTGGAGAAGTCGACTGATGTCTGTCGACGATCACCGAAGTAAACACCTTGGCTCATGTCTCCGAAGTGACATGCGATTCCGCCGTTGCTGCTGGTGCTGTTCATCGCTTGCGTGAGAACAACCGGATATCCTGCGAAGGAAAGTTGACCAGAGCCAGTCAACAAGTCGACCGCATTGTTTCCACCTGACACGTAAGCGAGACGCAAGAACAAAGAATTCCAAACTGCCTTGTGGCAGAAAATCTTTGCGTTTGCGTTGTCTGCGTACTGTGGCAATTTTGCAAAGGCTTCTTGAATGCTTGCAAGAGTCATCGTTGTGAAACTCAAACCTGTTGCAGTCGTTGTTCCTGCAGATCCGACTGCAGTTGCAAGTCCAGTGATTCCGCCGAAGTCTGAAGTCGAGTCCCCGATGAACGCAGAGCGATCTTCTAAACGGCTCTGTGCATAGGCCATTTCGCCTGCCAAGTCATCAGCAAAGTTGATGACGGCATCTTCAGAAAGTTCACTGCTGAACTTCGTCAGGACCATCGACTTCTTTGCAACGAGATTGATCTGGTCGAATGTTTCGTTTGTTTGGCTTGCAGTACTTGCTTCGCCAACGAACGATGCAGTCAGATTCGTGGATCGTCGTGGCATGCGCTTAATGTCAGATGACATCGGCACAACTCGAGCGTGATTTCGGATGACTCCGAACGACTCTCGAAGCGTCACGATACTGTTCTCGAACTCCTCCGGAACGATGAAACCGCCCGAGGCATTGTTGCCTTCGAGGTTTGCGATCTTGGTGACGATGCCGTTATCAGTGCACCACTGCGCTGACTTCTTGTAGCCAATGCAAGCCATTGCCCACGAGCCGAAGCGGAATGCTTCGTCGTTGGTCTTGAAGTTCTTGATTCGTGAGTAAACTTTTCTTTCCACTGTGATTTCCTTTCGAGTTGTGATTGGGTGAGCGGCTGCCTTGTTGGAGAGTTCCAACTTGACGGCCTTGGCGACTTCGTCGGCGAGAGCCT